ACCCAGAACAGCCTGAACACCTACGTGGCTCGCGCCAAGGCAACCACCGAGCGCGCCGCCAGGAACCAGAAGGAGTTAACCCGTGCATTGGAATCGAACCAGGATTGGCGCGATCAGCCTGTGCCTGATGCTGTTTACGACGGGCTGTACGGTCATCGAACGCCAACTACCGCCCGCAGCGCTACTCGCTGATTGCCCGGAGCCAGCGCCGCCTGCGGAGCGAACCAACGGCGCACTGGCGCAGTCCGTGCTGGACTACCAGACAGCGCTGGACAGGTGCAATGATGACAAGGCTGCGTTGAGGGCTTGGACGGAGTAGTTCTGTGCGACAATCCAGCGATTGAAACCAATAACTGCTCGGCGCAACGATGCCCGTTCTCTTTCGACCCCGCGTAGGCGAAGTCTTGCTGTGTGATTTCCACGGCATGGTCATGCCAGAAATGGTTAAACAACGGGATGTCGTGGTCGTGTCTGTTGATCACCAAGACAGGCGGTTGGTTACAGTTGTACCGGTGTCCACTACCATGCCGCGCAAGGTGCAGCAGTACCACTGCGAGTTGCCCAGGGACTTGAGACCCGGTGAGCCTTCTGCCATGCCTGTTTGGGCTAAGTGCGATATGTTGTACACCTTGAGCACGCAAAGGCTATCCGTGCATTACAGGCATACACGGCGAGATGGGCGACAGCCTGTGCGTGTACATTTGCCCAAGGAAAAGGTCACGGAAATCCAGCGGTGTATTGCGTTTGCGCTGGGCATACCTTATAATTAAAGTGTCACCCCGAGTAATCGGGAGTTTAAATCCAGAACCGCTACGGCGTTGATCTGGTCGTCCCGGAAGCGATGGCAAGCGGCTGGGAATTGGAACACTCAAGGGGAAGGGGCTTAGGCTCTTTCCCCTTTGCCACTTTTGGGCAACACCAACCCCGGCACGCGGTACTTCCTGACCGCCTCCACCAGCGGATGCAGCGGGAAGGCCAAGCCACCGTAGCGTCTGGACACCTTCCCGCTGGCATGCCCTGACAAGGCATCCGAGACTTCCTCGGAAATCAGCAGCGCCCGGCAGTGATCCTTGAAGGAGTGCCGGAAGCTATGGAACACCAGCTTGGGGTCGGTAATGCCGCAGACGGTGCGCAGGGAGGTGTTGAACCACTTGCCGAATGCCGAACCGCTTCTACCCTGCCTGTCAGGGGACAGGCGGGAGAATAGGCGCGACTGTCCGCGCTGGTTGTCTACGAACGTCAGAAACCCACGAGCGGTCAATTCCGCATGGATGGGAACCCGGCGAACACTGCCGATGTTCTTGACCTTCTGCCCCTCCCCCGAATCCGTAATCCGCAGTACCCACGTCTTTCTGTCTACCCCGGCATCGTCTACGTAAACTTCCTCGTAGACATCGTCGGGGGCAAGCTGGCATAACTCCTCGCGGCGTGCACCGTAGAACAGCGCCAGCAGCGGTAGCCAGTACGCAGCGTCTTTACCTATGTGTTTTGGTACATCCAGATGAAGATCGTTTGCAGATCATTCAAGGTGAACGGATGCCGGGCATCCTTGGCATTGTGCTTGATCTGCACCTTCACCCCCTGGGCTGGGTTGTGTTCCAGCAGCCCATTGGCGACGCCATAGTTCAACAGCACGTTGAGCACCGTGAGTTGCTTGTTCGTGTTCACACTCGTCTGACCGGACGCCAGCAGCTTGTCCTTGAATGCCACGGCGTGCGCCCGCGTGATGTCACGCGGCAGGATGTCACCCACCATTTCCGCGAACCGGCGAAGAGCGCGCCGGGTAGCCGCGACGGATAACCAGTCGGGCTGTCGTTCCTCTTCCCACTTGTCCGCCAAGTCACTGAACGTCACCGCGTCTGCGGACGGTTCAGAGACCCCTGGCGGCATTTTTGTTTGCGGTGGCTGGGTAGATATCGGAACGGATGCGATAGCGGGCTGTAGAGCCTGTGCGGGCTTCTGCGCTCGTGCCGTGCGGAACTCATCATCCAGTTCCAGTCCAAGCCGCCTGCACAACACGGCTGCCACACGCCGGTCGCTGGTGCCTAACGCCTTGGTGATCTCACGCCTGCCGTAGATCGCTTGAAGTTCTGCTGGGATGGCCCGGCGAAGGAAGTATCGATTGCCGCGGCGTTGAAGATGCGTACACATGCTGCTGCTCCGATGTAGCAGTTTATGTAGCAATTCAGGAATCCGTGGTACCCAGAGGGGGACTTGGCCGCGCATGTCATAGTGCGCGGCAACTGAACCCCCACGCGCTAGGCACAGGCTTCTAAGACCTGCGTGTCTACCAATTCCACCATCTGGGCGCGGTTGCGGCGGGAATGCGGAGCCGGTGAGTTTACCATCGATTGCCGACTTATAATCAAACCTGTCGCCCCCTGCGGCAATCGGAGTTTATGGAATGAATACGCACACAGCATCGCTTGCATCAACGGATTTGGCCGCCGAAATCCCCCCTGCGCCCCTGATTTTCACGGATGCCGCCGCGGCCAAGGTCAAAGAGTTGTTGATCGAGGAAGACAACCCGGAATTGCGCCTGCGCGTGTTCGTGCAGGGTGGGGGGTGTTCTGGCTTTCAGTATGGCTTTACCTTTGACGAAAGCGTCAACGACGACGACACCACCATCGACAAGAACGGCGTGCAGTTGTTGATTGACCCCATGAGCTTTCAATATCTGGTGGGTGCCGAAATTGATTACAAGGACGATCTGGAGGGCGCGCAGTTCGTCATCCGCAACCCGAACGCGACGACGACGTGCGGCTGCGGCTCGTCGTTTGCGCCATGATCATTTGCCCCCTGATCGCATCGCCTTGATTTTCGCGCCCTGATGCGGCGCGGTGATCCTGCGCTGGGTATTTCGAGAAACGCGGGAATCCCTCAGGCGGGATAGCGACACCCCAGTACGCTGGCGTGTCTGGCGCCGGTGACGACTGCCAGATCCGCCGGGACATTGTGGCAATGCGCCCACGCCAGCCAGGCAAAGGCCAGCGCTTCGACCTGCTGCTCCGGCAGACCCAGCTGGCTGCTGGAAAGAAGCGGCACAGGCAGTTGCGCGGCCAGTTCTGCCATCAGACGCGGGTTGCGCACCCCGCCGCCGCACGCCACCACGTCGCGGATTTCGGGCGCCCAGGTGTGCAGGGCGCGGGCAATGCTGTGTACGGTCAGGCTTTGCAGCGTGGCCTGCACGTCTTGCTCGGGCAAGTTCTGGATCGAAAAGGATTGCAGGCGCTGGCGCAGCCAGGCCAGATGGAAGCGGTCGCGCCCCGTGGACTTGGGCGGCGGCTGGGTAAACCAGGGCTCACTGTCGAGCAGATGCCGCAGCAGTTCCGGGTGGGTCGCGCCGCTGGCCGCCCACAGGCCGTCCTGGTCATAGGCGCAACCCCGGTGATCG